TAATAGTATTAATTTAATGCTCATTGCTACTCTCAACTCCAACTTAGTTTAGCATAAAAAAGGGGAAGAGTCAACTCAAGACTCTTCCCCCCATACAAAAAAATTTATAGTTTAAAAATTAAATAATTGAATAGACTTTTTTCTTTTGATGTTCAGGAATTACACGATTCAACGAAATCGTGAGAAGTCCATTATTAAATGAGACATCACCAACAACTACATCATCAGAAAGCGTCCAGGTGCGCGTGAAGGCTCGTTTTGCAAGTCCATGATGAACATATTCATCAGTAGAGTCTTCAACTTTTTTTGCCTCTACAAAAAGTTTATTCCATTCACTAGAAACTTCAATATCTTCTCTTTGATATCCAGCAAGAGCAATCTCAAGTCGAAAACGAGTAGAACTTTCCTTTACTAAGTTGTATGGAGGATAATTGTTTGAGGTTTCGTGAAGAGTATTGAATCGATGCAACCATTCTTCTCCACCAATAAAATACTTATCAATATCATTGAGAAACTTCTCAATATTTCCAGTATTGTATTTTGCGAGTGTGTACATAAGAGTTCTCCTATAAAGCGAGAGTAAAAAAGTGTCAGACCCAAAGCATCTGACACTTATAGTTATATAAGTTACAATCTAAAACTGCAATACGGGTTTCCGAAAAATATTAATGGTCTTCTTGTTCTGGTCTGACTTTTTTTCCAATGTTGTATTTTTGCTCTAGAATCCACTCATTCTTTTCTTTATAAGCAATGACTTTAATTTGATTCAATGGAGCAATATCCACTACTTTGCTTTCATCAACAATAGTAATCAATCCCCAATCGGAAAGAAGGCGAATAATACGATTACGTCTCTGAATATCATTTACAGTGAGATTTGCGTGCTTTCCGTCTAATGCGAAAAGTTCTTTAAAATTAACAATGTAGTAGCGTCCTTGCTTATGTAGTATGTGACAAGACTGATAGAGTTTCTTTTCTTTGCGTGAAGCAACTCCAATACGAGTGAGAGTTTCACGAACCTTTAAAAAATCATCGGGTTCATTTAAAATAACCTCCACCATCATATTTGAATTCCAATTCACTTGCGGTTCAATTGTTGACATAATTTCCTCAATTTACTTTGTATAATATATTTATAATTAATTATTTTTCTCAGTGGTTAACTTTTTTTTAATAAAATTAATTTGTTCTGGAGTTAAAATTTTTAACGCTTGTTGTGCTTTTTCGTTACTGTACCCATAATATTTTTTAATGTACTGAATGTCATCTATTTTATTTTTTTGAATCCAGGGAGAATATCGTTTCTTTTTTCTGATAGTATTTAGATAAAATTCATACTGCATATCCTTATCTAGATGAGAATTTAAATTCATCTCATTGGCAAATAAAATACAATCAATATGTCCAGATAGGCAACGATTTATAATAAAACAATTGTATTCTTTTATTAAATTTTTATCATTTTCTATTAAGTTTTCTTTAGTGTAATTAATTGAGTTCAACCAATCTTTCAATTCCATAATTAAAAAGTAATAATTCTTTTCTTTTTTGTTGATTTTTCATATAATCACCAACAGAACGCATAGTATAAGTTAAATCAAACTCAGCAGCATTCCAGATTTTAAATCTATCTCTTACAAGTTGGTCTGAATTATAACTAATTAGTTGGTCCATATTGTTATGTTCACAATCAAAAGCAAACTTATCGTGGTCAAATCCTTTATGCATTGAACCTTTATTTCCATAAAGATTATCCTTAATATCATAAGGAGGGTCAAGATACATAAAAGAATCTTTGTTTCCATCCATCAAATAATCATACGAATAATTGGTAATACGCCAATTTTTAATAAGTTTAGAGTAGTCTGATAATTTTTCAATTCCTCTTAAACTAAAATTAGAGTCTGATGCTTGAGAAGAAAATGATGAGCTTTCCGTAAGACCACTGAAACTACACTTATTTACAATATAAAATGAAAAAGCACGGCATAAATCAGTCGAATTTTTATTGTTGATTTTATTTTTTGATTCTAAGAAAAGTTCTTTTGCTTTATCTGGAGTATTATAAGTATTTTTAAGAGTTGTGAGTTCACTTGTGAGTTCATCACCAAACAACTGAAGTTGTTGCCAAAAGTTCACGAGAGGTTCATAAAAATCATTTACCCAAATTTTAAGGTTTGGATATTTTTTAGTTATGTAAATTGAAACAGAACCACCACCAACAAAAGGTTCACGAAATTCTTTATAATTATTAAAATCTGGAAAATATAATTCTATTTTAGTAATTGCCCTACTCTTACCACCAGGCCAACGCAAAGGTGTTTTTAGTGATTTCTGTGTCATTTCCATTCACATTCGCACATTATTTCAGTAAGACAAGCAAGAAGATTTATTTCTTGGTCAGCACAAAAAGCAATTTGATACTGATACTTTGCAATAATCAAAACCGCTGCAGGAATTGAAGAGGGAATAAGATTTGAATACAATGCATCGTAAATTTTTCTCAAAATTAATGAAGAATCATTATCTAAATTAGAAACTACCCACTTACGAACTTCCGTGAAATTCTTAGTTTTTAGGTTCTTAATTAGTTCATTGACTGAGATATCAGAAAATGTAGATAAAATGCCAGAGTCAATTTTTCCTCCAGTAGAATACCTCTGACATTCATTTAGAATTCTTCTAAAATCCGGAAAGAACTTCGAAATCAATTCAATCAAAACTTTAGAATCATATTCAATTTTTTCTTGAGCTAAAATAGTTTGAAGTTTAGTATAAAACTCACCAGCAAGTTTTGCTTTCTGCTTTCCTTTAATTGTAAAATCAATTACTGCACAACGAGAATGAAGTGGTTCAATGATTTTATTTTTATAATTGCAGGTAAAAATAAATCTACAGTTATTATAAAATGTTTCAATATTTGCACGGAGCAATAATTGAACATCAGTTGTAGTATTATCACTCTCATCTACAATAATTATTTTATGTTTAGCAGATTGTGTTAGTGATACAGTAGAAGCAAAGTTCTTTGCTTGATTTCTTACAGTATCTAGAAATCTACCTTCATCGGAACCATTAATCAAATAATAGTCCGCATTCAGTTCATTGCATAATGCTTTTGCAACTGTCGTTTTTCCAATACCCGGTGGTCCAGAAAGTAAAAGATTTGGAATCTCACCTTTCTTTACAAAGTCATTAAATGTTTTTTTCAGATTTTCAGGTAAAATACATTCATCAATTCTCTTTGGTCGATATGATTCACAAAATAAAAATTCACTTGTCATAATTTAATTTATCCAATCTGGTTTTCTACTGGGCAGTTTAAGATAGTTATCTTTTACCCAAGGTTTAGTGTTAATGTATCTTCGATATGCCTCAAACGTATCAATTGAATTATCCAATTTAAGTTCATCTGGCATTGCTCTTACAAATGGTGTTACTTTATTAATTTTACCTTTCGGGAAAAGATAATATGCTTCTAGTAAAGTATTATAGCAAGAATGAGTCTTACCATAACGAAGAGTATATTCGTCGCAAAGATTCATTCCATGCTTAATCAACCAGTACGCATTGTCCACAGACTCTGCTGCCCATTTAGTGCAAGGATGGTTACGAAATGAACCTTTTTCTGTTGCATAAGGAGTACCATCTTTTTTGTGAAGTGGACCATAATTATGATACCACTTTGACGCTATAATAGAAAGCATTTGGCACGCTTCAAGCGACATCTTCGTTATGTGGCGGTCGGGAAGTACAATAGCACTTTCTGCTGGAAATGAACTTGTGACAAATATATTCAAAATAAAACTCCATTACAAAAAAATAAAATTTACCCAAACGTGCTATCTGGCTCTAGAGTAATCCAATAAGTCAAGTCGCGATTCTTATTTTGAAACCTTGAGATAAGACTTTTAGATACCACAACTTCATAAACACCCGGAACAATACGAATATTTTCAACTTTGAAATTGAATATAAATTTAGAAACAGTTTCACCAACAACGATAGAAAAATCATTTGATGTATCATTTTTCTTATCACGAACCACAAGCTTTACAACTCCATTTTCTCCAACAGCAGAAAAATCAGGAAGTTGATAAACAGCAGATGCCTTTAGAAGTTTAACTAGTTGTTCTTTTGTGAGTTCAAAGCAAACGTCCTCACTAGGAAGAGCAATTGACTTTTCTGGAGGTATGATAATTACACTTGGGTCCGAGAAAAAATATTTTGACTTAGTTTTTCCATCTTTAATAATAACAAAATCATTACTATTAAATTCAAGTTCGGGGGTGTTTCCCTTCAATGAGTGTAAGTCAATACCATTTAAAAATTGATTTAAATCATAAATGGCAAAGTCTCTAGGAAACTCATCATCTACTGTAGCTTCAGCGAGAATATTTTTCATTAAGCTGATTGTTTTGAGTTTTTTTCCAGTTTTGAAAAAAATAGATTGATTAATGGAAGAAAAGTTTTTTAGTAATTCGATTGTATTTTCAGAAATTTTCATTATATTCAGCGAAATTCAGTGAGTCCATTGTCTTGACGATTATAATGTCCGTCAAAATGAAGAAGAAGCATTGCGTAATGAATAACTTTTAAAAGGTCTCTTTTATTCCTTCCATCTTTATCTCCATAACGACTTCCATATTTAAGAATATTTGCTTGGCAGAAGTGTTGAGAGAGATTTTTTGCTGCCATCAAGTCAATAGTTTGAATATCAGAATAATCTGAATTATTTCCGCAATAATGACTTCCATAAGTGCTTGTGACATATTCTTCAATATCCTTAAGAATCCTATCCTCATTATATTTCCAAAGGTGATTCTTCTTTGGAGATTCGGAAAAAGTATATTTATTATTCCCCTCTGGGTCTACATCTTTTATTATGTCACGTCCATAATTATAATCAAAAATACCTAGCATACTGTCCATAACTTAATTTGTTCAAGGTTTAAAAAAGTTTAGCACTAAAGGGATAGTATGTCAAGAAGTTCAAAGTTTTGTAATTCTTGAGAATCCTTTAATTTTTTCAACATTATATACTACATCAAATCTATCTTCAATGCCGGTCTTGTGAGAAATCACAAATACATTTGTATCNCTTAGAAGATATTGAATAATTTTTAGAAATGAGTCAGTTCCAGATTCATCCATCGACCCATCAAAAACTTCATCGAAGAAAATTAAATTGCAATTGATTGAGTTTTTGATTCTTGCAATCTCTCTCCAGGAAAAAATTAAAGCAAGATTGATTCTGGATTTTTCTCCTTCGCTAAAGGAAGAATATGAAAATTTCTCATATGCAGGAGACTGAATGGATTCATTAAATTCCTCATCAAGATTAAAATTAATATATAAATCCATTATCTGAAGATAATGATTAATTTTTTGATTAATCAATGGTAGGTATTTTTTAATAATCTCCCTCTTCACTCCACTATCTTTTAGAATTGAATACGTATAATCATAATAATGTATAGATTCCTTATTTTCAAGAAGTTCTTGGCTAACTTTCTTAAATGTTTCTTTGAAATTCTTTAATTTGTCTTTTTCTGAATTCTGGTTTTGAAGTTGATTTTCAATTCTCCGAATCTCAGTTTCAATTTCTGTAACTTGTTTTTGATTTGTAGAAATTTTAATATGATTTTGAGAAATTAAATTTGTGAGTTTTGAAATCTCTTTTGAAAGAGAAAGAAACTGACGCTCCTTTTCTTCCTCATCTTCAATAACTTTTTTTAATTCATCAAGATTTTTATTTAATTCAGTTATTTTATTCTGAGCATCTTTTATTTTTATTTTTTTAAATTCTTCGCTAATAGGTTGAGTGCAGGTAGGACATATCAAATTATCTTCAAAAAATTTATGCTCTTTAGATAATGTAGAAATTTTTTGTGATATTTTACCCTTAATATTTCCAAATTTTTTAACTTTATCTGAAGAATTTAAAACATATTCTTGCTCTTTAGTGTATTTGAAGACTGATTCTTCTAAAATATCATTCTCTTTAATATAAGATTCATTATCTGAAATTAATTTTATAATTTTATTTTTTCTTTCCGAAATTGTTTGATTTCCTTGATTTTCAAGTTCTTCAATAAACTTTTTTTGCATTTGAATCTTATCGGTAAGATTCTCTTTCTTAAGTTCTAGGAGTTTAATTTCGTCTTTTATTTTTTTAATCTTTTCTTTCACTACTGTTGTCATAAAGAAAAAAATGCGAATATCTAATAAATCTTCAATTACTTCTCTACGGTGCGCTGCAGGAAGTTCCATAAAAGGAACAAATGTACTGGTTCCTAGAATCACAACTTGAGTAAATGACTTGAAGTTCATTTTCAAAACATTTTGCTCAAACCACTTTTGCTGTTCCGTAAAGTCTGCAAACTGGTCTAGAAGTTTAGAATTTTGATAGATTTCAAAGACTGAAGGTTTGATTCCACGAATTACCTTCCACTCATTAGAACCTACACTAAACTCAATTTCAACTACGCAATCCTTTTCATTGATTGAATTGACTAACTGAGGTTTATTAATTTTA